TAATCTTTCCAGTCTGTTTCTATGACTTCGTGTCGTTTATTTTTCTTGCCTTTTAGAGGTGGTCTCTTTTTGATGGTAGTAAAGTATTTGCGGCCGATGTAATCGTGCCCGTTGGTCGTATTTGTTATTCTATATATAAAGCCATAATAAGTTTGAATATCCTCGGAGTCAAATATTACACCATTGTACGTCCAAGGATATTCGTATGCCATGATACTATTTATTTCGCAGCCATCGCATTTTTCTTCTCTTGGATTTCTGCACGACGAGCTTTAGCTAATTTAGCCAAGTCACCTAAAGCGCCACGAGCACGTGCTGCCGCTGCTTTAACGCCCTTGTCTTCAAACTTTGCGCTTTCATCTGTGTATACTGCTACTGCTGCTAAAATATCTTCATGAATTGACATAATTGTCTCCTGTTGTCTGTTATTTAACCACCTGTAGTGGTGGTTGAATTATTTTATTTCTACATCGTTGTTATAGGTTGTAAACCCATTCTCTTTTACTACTGTTAAAATATTGTTTACACGACCTGCTAGTTCATCTTTGTGCGACACTAACCAAATAGATTTGTTATTTTCTCTAGTCATTTTCTTAAGGATAGCCAGGGCATTTTCAACACCCGACGTATCCATACCCGAATCAACAAGCTCATCGATAAACAATAAGTTAATTGGTTGATATAGGCTTTCCCACACATCACGGAATGCCCATGACAAGCTAAGGATAAGTCTATTACGTTCACCACGGCTCAAGTTATCAAAATCTAACTCGCGCCCTAGCTCTTGAATTTCTACACTTAGATCGTTTAGGAACTTAACACTATGCGGTAAGCCAATCTTATCTAAGTAATAACTTAAGCGTGCGTTTAAGTAGCTTAAGTTCTGGTCAATGATACGTTTACGTATAAACGAATCTTTGTTTGTTAATAGTTTTAATAAGAATTCTTGATGTTCTTTAACACGCATCAGCTCATTCATTACAGTGTAATCAATTTCAGCTAAAGCTGTGGTCTTCATTTCTTCAATTTGTTCATTGTAGGGATCAGTTTCGGCAACCTTACCTGCTAGCTGTGTTTGTAAGCTAGCCACAGTACTACGATGATGGATAGCATCTTCTTCTTTATCGTAGAACACCTTAGGCTGTTGACCTAACTCACCTAGCTCTTTTCTAGTTGCTTGGAACAATTGTAACTGTCCGTATAATTCAATGTACTGTTTGTGTGCTTCTGCTAAAGTAGCACGTTTACCTGCTAAAACTTCTTCGTGCTTGTTATCATGGAATGTTTGCCCACAAGCATAACAAGTATGCGCTTCTAAGTCGGCAATTTCTTTTTCCGTTTTGTCTACTAATTTTTGTTCACGAACACAATCACTATCGGCACGCAAGATAGCCTTGTCTAAGTCACCTAAGTCCTTGCGCTTTTGATTATACGCAGTTAGATCTTTATGTGCTTGAATTTCACTGTCAATATCAATTTTAAGCAACTCATCTAAGGCAGTTTGTAGTTTTGCTACATCATCTGCGTACTTAGTAGTCCACATAGTTTGTCGACGTTTTAGGCTGTCAATTTGTTCTTCTATACGCTTATTTGCGTCAGTTATAGCCTTAATATTGTATTCTTCTTGGGTAATTGCTTCCTTAGTAGCCTTACCCTGTTCTTTAAGTAAATCAGCCTTTTCACTTAGTAAAGTGATACCAAGTAACTGTTCAATAATAGTGCGTTGGTCGTTGGCCTTAAGACTTAGGAATGGTTCTGTATAGGTGTTAAGTGCGACAATATGTTTGAACATATCGTGACTCATGCCTAGTAAGCGTTCAATCTCCTGCTGAGTCTCACGGCTATCACCTTGACTATTATCGTCTTTGGCTTCTTGCTCTTGATCACCGATGTAAAATTTAAGTACGTTTGACTTGCGTCCACGCTCAATACGGTAGTCAATACCGTTAACTTCAAAATCAATAGTAACTAACATACCCTTAGCATTAGTTTTATTAATTAAGTTATCTTTCTTAATGTTGGTAAGTGCTGTACCGTATAAGGCATACGACAGTGCGTTAATGATAGTAGTTTTACCAGTGCCGTTACGTGCGCCACTGTCGTCGCCACCTAGGTCAACGTTTTCGCCTAAGACTAAAGTTAAGTCTTGCCGGTCAAAGTTGACAGCCTGTGTAGCATTACCTACACTCATAAAGTTTTTAACTGTGAGATATTTTATTTTAAACATAATTTAAAGTTTACAGGATTAGTAATAATAGATCAACGTTTATTTTGCCAATATTGCGCTTGTATTTTATCAATCTTATCACCGACTCCTAGTGCCAGTGCTTGCTCTATAAGTTTAGCTAATCGGAATTGAAATTCTAAACACGGTACAGAGTTTTGTTCAGTTGAATCGTGATAAACATAAAATTCATCGCTAACATATTGATCGTATAAACTCTGTTCGTTGTAGATTAATTCTTTAAAACTATCAACAGGTATGTCGTACCCTTTTAGCACTAACAGTGGAATGTTTTTATGATCGCAATAGAACCTTAGCAACTTAAGTTTTATTTCTAAGTCTTGTAACTCTAGTCTGGGACTATACAAATAATCAAACCACATCTGCTTAGAGGGATGTTCTAGGCTATTACTGCTTGGCCAAATGCCATCTACAGTAAAATTTCTTAAAGAATCTGATTTAACCAAACTTAATTCTCTAACAGCATTAACCTCTACATCTAATTTGCCTAAAGAACTCAACTGAATAACAACATAGTCAACAGGATTGTTCAACACATAACTAATTGCTCGATTTAAGATCCATTGGTTGCTAACAGCAGGCCCGCCTACATCGATAATCTTAAGGCCTGTTAACTTTAGGACATTACCCCAAGTCTTACGCTTTTGATCACTCCACGTAATACCGCAACCACTAATTAATACTTTTTTGTCTGACAATGACGTTATCCTTAAGTAAATGATCAAAAATTACAGCTTGTGTTTGATCAGGACACTGCGCACACACTGACTCTGGTTTTCCTATCAGGCCGATAAATTGTGTTAGGTCGTCTGTGCTAGACAACGCCTGATAAGCAAACCAATTCTCACCTGTATAATCTATAGCATTGGCTACAGCTGGGCATTTGTATAGCTTATTTTTATATAACACAGGGGTATTGGGCGCACCACAGATGCGATGTGCGCCAGCCGGATCGCCGTTAGCAGCCTTAATACTACTGCCTTCAACAGCATACGGTGTTACAAATTCACCAAATTTACTTTTGTAAATTTTAAATCCAGGGCGATGCCACTCAATTTGTTTGTGGTCACTACCGCCGTATTGCGCCATACGCCAATCTCTGTGATGTGATAATATTTGTTTAATATTGGCATTTATTAGGTGCTCGTGATCTTTACGATGTACGCTAACCTGCACTTCAAACGGTGTAAATTCGTACCAAGCATCACTGGCAAAGTTGTCTAATAGATACCCGTTGGTAATTAGTCGTAAAGTAGCATCAGGCCAATAGAATTTAATTGTTCTACAAACATCTATTAGTTTAGGATGGAGGGTTGGTTCACCGCCGAATAAAGTAATAATATTAGGATGTATAACCTTAGACCATTCTTGACTCCACGATTCTATTTCAGTCAGGCTAGCAACACCTTTACGGTCAAGGTCGCTAAGGCTTACGCAACCTCGGCAAGCAAGGTTACACGCATACGCAATCATAAAATCAAGACGATCTATTTTCATAGTTAGTTTTGTACACAGACAGCTGGTCAATATCTACATCTATTCCAAATGTATTTAAGATCATTGCTCTAACCTGCGTGGGTTCCTGTATTAGCTGTTCGTATGCTATGGTTAAATTATACTCAGTTGCGGGTTCAGGTTCTCTAATATACAGCATCTCAATGGCCTTTTGTCTGTTTTCCTCAGTAGGATCTATGTTTTCGGCTGTAAGGATCAATGACAGATTGTCCATTTGATAATTGATCATTTTTAAAAAATTAGGATTCTTTGCGGTTCTAGCAAGAATCTTCACTTGGCCGACAAACATATCACCGATTGGCTCTTTTACTAGTAACACCTTAGTCAATTGTTGATTTTTAAGATATTTCCACAACTGTTCGTCGTGGGGATTTTGAATACGTAGACTTTTAACATCATCTAACATAGATCTAGCAAGCTCTACGTGCCGATGTGTTGGTACAATTTCGTATAATGTATTATGCGCACGTCGTATCTGCGGATTAGGAATAGGTTTAAGGAACTCTTGCTCAAAACAATCGTTAACCTTATACCTACCTGTGCTTGTTTTAAATCCGTTAATGGGGGTACTTTGTGGTGCTTGACTTAAAATATAACTGAGGTATTCTCCGCCTGCCCCTTGATCGTAGTCAACAAATAAAAATGGCATTATAAGTGGCGATAAATGTCTAAAAGTAAATTCGGATCATAGTGATCGCTATTAATATTAGTCAATTGGTTAGTAACAATAGT